GCACATAGATATTTTGCTCATGTTGCATTTGAAGCAAAACCTTGGGCAGAAAAATTAATGGCTATATGTTCTTGCTATGTCTACATGGGTCCAGTATTAGTATGGGCTCCTTTTCATAGAATACATCACAAATATTCAGATACCGAAGATGATGTACATTCACCACATTACTTGTCATTGATTAGAGCATACTGTACGATTTATTCAAAATTTATAGGAGACGGTGAACAAGCAGATCACAAATATTACAAAGACTTATTAAAGAGTGATATTTTAAAATGGACTCATAGAAATTATATTTTAATTTGCGTTTTACCATTTTTATTATGTTTTATTGATTGGAGAATATTTGTTTATTTGTTTGCGTTGCCTAGTGTTATTACTTTTCATGTTGGTGGATTAGTAAATACCACAGGACATTTAAAAAATGCAGGTTTCTTAATTTCAAATTATAGAAATTTTGATACAAAAGATAAAAGTCATAATTGTATTTGGTCTAATATTTTGACTGGAGGATCGGTACTTCAAAATAATCATCATGCTTATCCTGAAAGATATAATCATAAAATGTCTGACAAATGGTATGAAAGAGATGATATAAATGTTTTTCTAATTGAAAAATTTTTAATGAAGACATGAAAATAGATAAGCCGAAGAATCTAATTAAGTCAAAAAATTTAATATTTTTTGCAATAAACACAATAGCACATTTAGCAATTATACCTGCAATTTTATATGGCGAATGGTGGATGTGGATATTAGGAATATTATGGGGGTATTTGGTTAATTGTACTGGCAATCTCGCAGGGTATCACAGATACTATGCTCATAGGTCTTTTAAAGCACCACGTTGGTATGATTATTATTATCAAATAATAGCATTGTTTGGAAACACAGGTCCAACTTTAATATGGGGTGGTATTCATCAAATGCATCATAAGTATGTTGATACGGATATCGATCCTCACAGTCCTGCACATAGAGGTTTTTGGGACGTGTGGTTTATTCAATTTCGAGGAGCCATTTATTTTTATCCAGTAACAAAAGAAGATTTGAAAGACTGGTTAACAGGTGCAAAAGATCCTGTCGTAAAATGGTTTTATAGTAATTATTTACGTTTGATTACCACTATCATAGTTGTATTTCTACTAATAGATCCTTTGTTATTTGTATTTGGTTTTTGTATTCCTGTAATTATGACTATTCATTCATCTGCAATTGTAAATGCATATACACATAGAAAAGGTGAACCTTCGAATACAGGAGAATTATTAAATTTTATATTAGCAGGTGAGGGATATCATTTAAATCATCACAATAACCCATCCAACTATACTACACTTCCAAAAGACAATAAATGGTGGCAAACTGATTTGACTGGTTTTTTTATTAGAATGATCAAAATTTAAATAATATATATTTACACCAAAGAGTGGAGACGATAGTCCCGCTTTGGGCAGGGGTGTAGTTTAATTAAAACAGCCAACATGGTGTTGGGAAGTTGTGAGTGCAAATCTCATCACCCCGACCAAACTAAAAGTATATCATGAAAATTGAATTTTATGGTTCTAGCATAATAGGATCAAACACATTTCAACCAGAAAAACCTAAAAGTTTTTTTGATTTAACACTTGATTATTTTAATGCTGAATCATTAAATAGAATGGTAGCACAATGTTCAGAAGAAAGAATTTTATATAACTTAAAAAAAACCAGTGAAATTGATATAGCAATAATTTTTCATTCAACTCCTCAATTCATTTACTTTCCAAATTTTACCAGAGATTTTAAATTCATGAAAGATAATGAAATTGATGACTGGAATAATCGACAAGAATTTTTACATTACGTTGAGGCTTATAAACAAAATAAAAGAGATATAGTTACAAATTATAGTGTACCCATTGAATCCATAGATTCAACAATTATAAAAGATTTTATGAAATTACATTTTAACAAAGATGTTAATAGAAGTAGATTTGATGGGGCATTGACACTAATTGACGATTACGTTTGCTCAAAAAAAATATCAACAATACATGTAATAGATGAACGTATTCCTGATTGGTTTACTTTTAAATCAGGTATCATAGACGAAGATATCTATGAAATTGAAAGAGAGTATAGTGTATCATTTAATAAATCTGTAAATGGAATAAGTGAAGAAGGAAACAATATCATTTTTAATAAATTGAATAATATGATACAACATATTCTATCTAGGCCATAACTTATATAAATATAAATTAGATAATAAAATTTAGGGAGAGTTATGTTAAGATTTAAAGATTTCATTGTAGAAAAAAGCATCCCTACAAATCCTAAACTTTGGTCACAAGCCAAAGCAATGGCTAAGTCAAAGTTTGATGTGTATCCATCAGCATATGCCAACGGGTGGGCCGCAAAGTGGTACAAATCAAAAGGTGGCGGATGGAAGTCAGGTTGAAATCATACGGAGTCTTTGTAGAAGATTTGAGAAAATGGTTTAGTAAATCTAATCCTGAAGGGGATTGGAAAAGAGTTAATACTAAAGGTGAAGTTGTAGGTGATTGTGCTAGAGATGATACAGACGGTGATGGTAAAGCAGATGGTCCAAAACCTAAATGCATGTCGAGAAAAAAAAGACAACAACTCTCTAAAAAAGAACGAGGTAATGCCGCTAAAGCAAAAAGAAGACATGATTCTAATCCTGACAGAAAAGGTAAACCAATTAATGTCTCAAATTTCGGTAAAGGTAAATTGTGAAAAAATTTAAACGTCTATCAGAGACAGTCAGAAAAAACATTAAAGAAGACCACGACATGCCAACCATGAATTATAATGATCATGAAGGTAGAATGGCAAAACAAAGTCTCTATAAATTACACAAGTACAGTAGAGATTTGTTTGAAATGCTTGATGATCAGATAGAATTAGAGGCATGGGTTCAAGCAAAAATTGCAAAGGCCGCTGATTACATTGGTTCAGTCAAGCATTATCTTGAATATGAGATGGAACATGGAACTGAAGAAAACCCATATGAAGAGGTTGACTATAAATTTGATGATGATATGATTGAAGATATACATCATATCAATGATCTCATTCCAGTTTTAAAACAAATTTATAAAGTTCAAGAAGCACACAAGATCAGTTTAAAAGATAAGATTCAAGTCATTGTCGAACCAGATGATGCAAAAGTAGTTTACGAAACATACAAAAAATTAGATGATATGAACAAAGATGAATTTTCACATCGTCTATTTGAAAGTAAAGAACATTTCTGGAACATGGTAGCATTTTCCAGAAGCAGAGGAGAATAATGGCTTATAAAATTTTAGCGGCATTAGTAAGTGATCCAGCAAATAACAATATAGGTATGGCAACTGCGGTTGCATGTACTTTAGCATCAGCAGGAACCATCACCTTAGAAGATGGTGCAGGTAATGCAGTAGGTACAATTAATTTAGCGGCTGGTACACATAAAATTGTAAAAGACAAAGCACAAACTTTAACATTTACTGGCAAGGCTACAAAAATTGCCCATACAGACTGATGACTGAAGAAGTTGAAGAAGAATTATCTGAAAATTCTGCTCGTATTCAAAAAGTTAATCGAGTTAGAACAGTAGGTGGTAGAAGAAAAGCATTTAGAAATATCTTTAGAAAGAATAGAGGATTAATAGGTAAAGGATTTAAGAAAGTTAAAGGTAAAAAACTTCTTAAAAAGATGACTGCAAAAGAAAGAAGAAAATTTAATCCTCTCACGAATTTAAAACTAAGACAAGCATTACGTAAAAAGAAAGTTAGACAAAGACTCATATCACTTAAAAGAAAAAAGACATTGAGATCTGGTCTATACAAAGGCGTATCAAAGTTGAATAAGAAATGAAAACATTTAGAATTTTCAAAGACGAAGCAGAATATCAACATGTGCCTTTAGAAGAAAGGAAGTTCACACTTCAACAAAGATTGAAAGCAGGTCAAAGAGCAAGAAGAAGATCTAAGTTGTTAGTGAGAGCAAAACAAAGAGCATTAAGACGAATGGCGAGTCCTGAAGTCTTGATGAAAAGGGCACAACGTAGTGCTAGAAATGTGATGAAAAAAAGATTGTCACAGGGTAAAGACATTGCCGCAATGTCTCCTGGACAAAAGATGATGCTTGCTACCAAGTTAGAAAGATTTTTGCCACGGATAAAGAAAATGGCCAAAAGACTTGTTAAAGTAAAACGACAACAAGAACTCAGAAGAAAAAAAGGTTAAGATATGCATTTAATGACAGAAATAACAGAGGACGTGGAATATCTTACAGAGGCTGGACCTGATGGTAAAAAATCTCTGTATATTCTTGGTCCATTTATGATGGCCGAAGTGAAAAACAAAAATGGTAGAATGTATCCACGAGATGTTCTAATGAACGAAATGTCACGTTACAATGAGAATTACGTTCAAAAAAATAGAGCATTCGGTGAACTAGGACACCCAGATGGTCCTGGTATTAATTTAGAAAGGGTATCCCACATGATTACTTCTCTAAAAGAAGATGGTAATAATGTGATGGGTAAAGCCAAAATTATGGATACCCCTTATGGACAAATTGTGCAAAATTTAATTAACAATGGCGCACAATTAGGTGTGTCTTCAAGAGGCATGGGATCTCTTGAAGAAAGAGGCGATGTTAAAGTTGTTAAAGATGATTTTTATTTAGCAACTGCCGCCGATATAGTTGCAGATCCTTCTGCTCCTGAGGCCTTTGTTCAAGGAATCATGGAAGGAAAGGAATGGGTTTGGGAATCTGGTGTATTACGGGAAAAAGTGATCTCTGCGATCAAGAAAGAAGTTTCTAGGGCACCATCAGCAAATTTAGAGAATGTTAAGTTAAATGCATTCAATAAATTTCTTTCAAATCTATAATTGTATAAATATAAACATGAGACAGAAATTCTCAAAAATCTAAGGAGTTATCACATGTCAGAAACTAAAGTTGAGGCTCTGGAGCAAGAAGAAGTTGAAATGAACGAGAATGCTCATGAAGAGGTGAGCGAAGATACTCAAGTTGACGAGGCTTCATATCCAGGTGCCGGGAAAGATAAAGAACCTATGGCGAAAGCATCAGGATCTGCACAAGATACTGGTGTTAATAACGAGGTTCCAGATGGACCAAAACCTAATTTTACAAAGGGTGTTCCATCTGCTAAAAAGCGACCTGCCGACAAGGGAGGTATGTCTGAAAGTGCAACCAAAATGTCAATGATCAAAGACATCTATAATAAGTTGGACGAGATGAGCAAAGAAGAGGTTGCTGAAATTCTCGGTGCTATCCACGAAGTAGACGAAATGGAATTTGACGAAGAGGGCAACGAAATTGTTTCCGAAGAGCAAAAAGAAACAAAGCAAGTTGTAGCAAAAGAAGAATTCAATCTTGAGGGTGATGTACAAGCACTCATCGAGGGCGAAGAACTTTCAGATGAATTCAAAGAAAAAGCGGCTACAATTTTCGAAGCGGCCGTATTTGCTAGAGTTAATGAGGAAGTTTCATCGAGAATCGAAAAACTTGATGAGCAATACAAAACAGAACTCGAAGAAGCCGTTGACAACAACCGCAAAGACATGGTTGAAAAAGTCGATGACTTCATGAATTATGTTGTAAAAGAGTGGATGCAAGAAAATGAACTTGCAGTCGAAAAAGGAATCCGCTCTGAAATTGTTGAAGACTTCATGGTTGGACTTAAAAATCTTTTTGTCGAACATTACATTGATATTCCAGATGAGAAAGTTGACCTTGTTGACGATCTCTTTGCTAAGGTAGAAGATTTGGAAGAGTCTCTTAATACAGAGATTCAGAAGAACATTGAGAACTCCAAGGAACTCAAAGAGTACCAAAAGATGGACGTTCTTTATACAGTAGCAGAAGGAATGACTGAAGTAGATTCAGAAAAAATGGCGAAGTTGGCAGAAGGCATTGAGTATGAGAATGAAGAACAATATGCTGAAAAACTTCAAATCATTAAAGAAAATTACTTCCGCGGTGAAGAAGTCAAATCAGAGGAACAACAACCTTTGAATGAAGAAACTACAGAAAATGATATGGAAGTCAATGAAGATAATGATTCTTCAAACTTTGCGGAAGCACCTGAGTCTATCAGAAGATATGCTGATGCGATATCTAAAACATCTATAAAATAAGTAAGGAGATTACAAATGTATCTTTCAGAAGGTTTACAGAAAAAGTGGGCTCCTATTCTTGATCATCCAGAGTTGGGTCAAATTAATGACTCATACAGAAAAGCAGTAACAACTGTTCTTTTGGAAAACCAAGAAAAGGCCATGCAAGAGGATAATCAAGTTCTTGCATCACAGAATTTCTTGTCAGAAGGTCTTGCTTCTGGCGCATTCCCAGACAAAGGCGGTGTAGCGAAATATGATCCTATCATGATTTCGCTCGTAAGACGATCAATGCCTAATTTGATTGCTTATGACATCTGCGGTGTTCAGCCAATGACAGGTCCTACTGGTCTTATCTTTGCTATGAGAGCAAGATATGCCACAATGAACCAGTCCCCAGAGGCGCATTACAACGAAGCAGATACCGCATTCTCTGGTAACAATAATGTCACACAGGTTGACAACGTACCTGGTCTTAGCATTGTTGCTAATACTGCATCTGGTACTTACAGAGCAAACACAGCCCAGATCACTTCTTCAGGTGGTATGGATACTGCAACTGGCGAAGGTGTTACACCTCAGAACATGGCTTTCTCAATTGAGAAGGTCACAGTTACCGCTAGAACAAGAGCCTTGAGAGCCGACTACACAATGGAAGTTGCTCAAGATCTTAAAGCAGTCCATGGTCTTGATGCAGAAACAGAACTCAGCAACATCCTTTCCGCTGAGATTCTTGCTGAGATCAACAGAGAAGTTGTACGTAAGATCTACAGAGAAGCCGTTGTTGGTGCCGCTCAGGACACAACAGTAACAGGTATCTTTGATCTTGACACAGACTCAAATGGTCGCTGGTCCGTTGAGAAATTCAAAGGTCTCATGTTCCAGATTGAGAGAGAAGCAAACGAAATTGCGAAGAAGACACGTAGAGGAAAAGGTAATATCATTATCACTTCTTCTGATGTTGCTTCCGCACTTCAAATGGCTGGCGTACTTGATTACGCTCCAGCACTTGATAGCAACAACCTTTCGGTTGACGATGCAGGTAACACTTTTGTTGGTGTACTCAATGGACGATACAGAGTTTATGTTGATCCATATGCAGTAACAAACGCCGCAAACTACTTTGTAGTTGGATACAAAGGTTCCTCATCCTACGATGCAGGTATGTTCTACTGCCCATACGTTCCATTGCAAATGGTTCGTGCAGTTGACACAAGCACATTCCAGCCAAAAATTGGATTCAAGACCCGTTATGGTCTCGTAAGAAATCCATTCTCGACTGGTGCCGCTGATATCACAAGCACAGGCTCTTCCGATATTAGTGCCGACAATGCTGGTGCATCATCCAACGAGTATTACAGAATCGTAAGAGTAAATAACTTAATGTAATTTTCTCTGAAAATTCGTGGTATACATAAAGGAGTAGGGTAAAACCTACTCCTTTTTTTGTTTATGGAGAACAATATGCATTCTAAAATAGATCTATATCGTGAATATCATAGTGACCCAACCAACCACTATTCTGGTAATTCGTTAAAAATGCATTTCAAAAGCATTGATAATTTAATAAAAGAAAAAAATTGTAGGACTGCATTAGACTATGGTTGTGGTGGTGCATCTGCATATATTGATGATAGAATTCATTTAAAATGGGGACTTGAAGATATGGGTCTTTATGATCCAGCAGTATCTCAATTTGGTGCTTTGCCTGGTACTGAATATGATTTAGTTATATGTACTGATGTTTTAGAACATGTTCCTGAAGAAGAAATACCAGATACACTAAGTCAAATTTTTGGATTAAGTAAATTATGTTCTTTTATTAATATCGCAATGTATCCAGCATCAACAACTCTATCAAATGGCGAAAATGCTCATTGCACACTCAAATCAATTGATTGGTGGAGATCTAAAATGTCTGACAGTTTAACAAGCAACATTGAAGTTCATGCTTTGTATTCATTCGATCATAGTCTTGATAAAATTCACTACGAAACATATAAAAAAGAATGATATTCTGTATTGGAAATGGTAAGTCGAGAGAACATCTTGATTTGAATAAATTAAAAAAACACGGAAAAATTTTTGGGTGCAATGCATTATACAGAGATTTTACACCTGATTATTTAATTACAAATGATAATGAAATGGTAAACGAAATTATCAAAAACAATTATTCAAAACATAATATTGTTTACCTTGTTCAACAAAACCCTAGTTTAAATATTCCTCCAGAGCATAAATTTAAATTAGCACCATGGAACGATACTTTACATCCAATCAATACTGGTTGGGCAAATGTAAGACTTGCGTATAGTTTATTTCCTGAAGATCAAATATACATGATTGGATATGATATACATGGTGAAAGAAATAACATTTATGATAATACATCGTGTTATCCAAAATCTACAGAATTTCATCACATGTCAAGGGAATGGGAAAGTATGTTTAGTATGATCGAAGAACATTTTTGTCCTGGTATCAAATTAAAAAGAGTTATCGATGATACACTTGAAATTCCTAATATTAAAAACATAACTTATGAAAATTTTTGGAAAGAAATATGTTAGTTGTTGTAGGTAATGGTAAATCTAGACAGAATATGGATTTAGAAAAAATAAAAAAGAATGCTAAAGTATATGGTTGTAATGCATTATACAGAGATTTTTCGCCAGATTATTTGTACACAGGTGATCCTCATGTAACACATGAAGTTTTAAGTAGTGACTATGCTTTAAATAATACAGTTGTTCTAAACAACATGGAGTCTATTCCAGCAATGGCGAGAGATGGTTTGTCTTTCGAAGGCAAAGTTGTTGAAAATGAACCAACAGGTTTTGAATTTTTTTGTACTGGTTGGGGTGACTATACGTACATCACATGGATAAAAGAAGGAAGCAAGATAATGAAAACTCCATGGCCAGATGATGGCGTGGGACTAAGTGCAGGATTAATGGCTACACGATTTGCACATCATCAGTTTCCTACTGATATAATTTATCTCATTGGTTTTGATATTTTCGGAAAAAGAGATAATATCTATGATGGTACAAATGGATATCCTTCTGAAGACTACCCAAATGAAATGGAAAAAGAATTTATAGAGGGTTTTGAATATCTCATAAATACATATGAGAGAATTAAAATCAAAAGAGTAATAGAACAATGGACCTCTCTCAAAGGTATACCCAATGTTCCTGAAGAAGAATTATGGCAGAATCTAGCAAACAACCAACGAATCTAAATTATTTTTTACCTACAGGGTTTAAATTTCAGATTGAAAAATTACCTCACGTAAACTTCTTTGTACAATCTGCTAATCTTCCTGGCATTGCCGCAGGACAAGCACTTGTAACTACACCAAATAGAGATTATCCTATTGCTGGTGATAAGGTTCAATACAATGAATTAAGAGTTAGATTTATTGTAGATGAAGAGTTACAGAATTGGTTAGAAGTTTATAATTGGATCAAGGGTATTACTTTTCCAGATTCCACAGATCAATACAGAAGATTAAGACAAGCAGATGTACCCAATCCCATGGGTGATGTTTATTCTGATGGATCATTGACTATACTTACGAGTAATAAAAATGCACAATATGTTGCAAAATTTTCGAACATGTTTCCTGTTGATTTAACAGATATTGAAATGCAATCGGATGTTTCAGATGTAGATACAGTTGCTTCAGATGCTACATTTGCGTATACTACATATAACATTGAAAGGATGATTGGCGAACATTAATTATGAGGTTTGATGAAATTAGAGGATATACAAGAATTATGGACCAGTGATTGTGTTCTTGACGATGTACAATTAGATTTAGAATCGAAAAGAATACCAGAACTTCACAACAAATATTATAAAATTTTTTCTGATGAAAAACTGAGACTTGTAAAATTTGAATCAAGAAAAAAAGAATTATCCAGACTCAAATGGCTTTACTATACAGGTAAGATTGATAGAGATAGTTTAGACAACATGGGTTGGGAACCTTTTGAACTTGATATAAAATCTAGAAATAAAGTTGACCTAGACAGATTTTTAGAATCAGACAAAGACATGATCGATATACAAGAAAAAATTGCATACCAAAAAGAAAAAATTGAATATCTTGAATCAATTATAAAAACAGTTGTCAATAGAAATTTTTTGATTAAAAATATAATTGATTGGAGAAAATTTACATCAGGAGCATAATGTACGATTTTTTAATGATAGCAAACATGCCATTGTTCGAAACAGATGGTGGGGCTAAAGGTGGTACTGAAAGACAAATAATTACTGTAGCAGAAAGACTAGCAGAAGAGGGATTGAATGTAGGTATTGTTCATTCTTTAAATGGTCATGATCAAGTGATCAATGGTGTGAAACACTTAGATCATTTTAGACATTATTATGCTAAATCAAAAGTCAGATTAGACTGTAACAAATTAGCATATGCTGGAAATTGTTTTCTAGGATATCAAATGTTTAATCCTCACATAAGAGCATTGTCACCTATAGAATTAAATTCATCAGAGAAAACTTTTATATGGATGCATAATTGGTCTGAATGTCATGTAGAAGCACCAAGAATCTTTTTGTCACATGCTCTAGAAAAATATGTTCAACATAGAAGTGAAAAAGTTAAGGGTGATAAAACAATTCATTATATGGTGCCAAAAGGGGTTGATACTCAACCTATCAAAAAGAAGAGAGGTGATTATCTTTTTTGGATGAGTGCATACGGTAAAGGGTTCAAAGAATCAATAATGACTTATATTGCATTGTACGACAAAGGAATGAAAAGACCGTATTATGTTTGTTGCCCTCCACAAAGACAAAGAAGAGATGTTAGCATTTTTACTGACACAATTGAAAAAGCAAATAAGCACGGATATCCAATACATTTCTTAGGAGAACTAAGTTATGAAGCCGTTCTAAAAAATCTTAGCAATAGTGCATGTTTATTCAGAATGGGTATGCCCCAAGAAACATTTGGTCTTGTTTATCTTGAAGCAAATAAATTAGGTGTGCCTGTAATAACACATGAACAAGATGCCGCTGAAGAAATACTGACAGATAAAAATAATATGTTTGTTAGAGATCACACTACTTTAGATGACATTTACGCTTGGATGTTAGATGTAGACAAGAGACAAACAAAAGTTGATATGAAAAAATTTGATCCAGATTTGATTGTCAAGAAATGGTTGGAGTTGATGAAATGAGAAGACCTAGTCCCAAAGACTTGATAAAAACTGGCGCACAATTCGCCTACCCTTTTTATTGGAAAAGATGGGAAGTAATAAAAATTTTTTCTATACAATTTAATTACAAGGTTGGTGTAGAGATTGGTATAGATAAAGGCACTCTTGAAGTGAAAAGGGATAGATTAAAATATTATGCGGTCGATGATACTATGAGTAAGTGGACTAAAAAAGTAAATGAAACACCTGATATAAATTTAATTTTAGATACTTCAGAAAATGCATCAAAAGAATTTAAAGACGAATCAGTTGATTTTGTTTTTATAAATGAATGCAAACCATCAGACTTAGAATGTTGGTCATCTAAAATACACGAAGATGGTTTACTTATGGGATGCAATTATAATTGGGGTGACGTAGCAAAAACGGTGGGCGAGTATTTCAAAGAAGTTTGGATCTTACCAGATAATGTTTGGGCAGGATCTAAAGTTTGGATTAGATGATATCAATTGATAAGAAAAATGAAGTTCACATGTTGGTTCAGTCTGAACCTGGTGTAGAGCAAGAACTAAGTGAATACTTTACATTTTTTGTACCAGGATATCGATTCATGCCTGCATTTAAAAGTAAAATGTGGGATGGTAAAATTAGACTATACAATTTAAGATCTAAAGAATTATATACTGGTTTAATAGATCATGTAATTAAATTTGCAAAAGATAGAGAATATAAAATTGAGTATAAAAGTTTTCCTAGGATTTTGAATAAATATGATAAAGGGGATTATGAAAGATTTGTCAATAGTCTTGTATTAAACATTACACCTAGAGACTATCAGATTGATGCTTTTTTATATGCGATTAATCACGAAAGATGCTTGCTTCTCTCTCCAACGGCATCTGGCAAATCTTTCATAATATATTTACTTCTTAGATACTATCAACAGAAATCACCTACATTTAAAGCACTCATCATAGTGCCTACAACATCTTTAGTTGCTCAAATGAGAAGTGACTTCATAGAGTATTCTAAAAATGATAATTGGGATGCACTAGAAAATATACATGAAATATGGGCAGGTAAAGACAGAGTATCACCAAAACCTATTTACATTTCAACATGGCAATCATTATATAAAATGACATTAAATTACTATGCTGAATTTGATATGATACTTGGTGATGAGGCTCATATGTTCAAAGCAAAGTCTCTTTCACAGATTATGGAAAAGAGCATTAAGACAAAATATAAGTTTGGGACTACAGGAACATTGGATGGGACTCTTACACACAAATTAGTATTAGAAGGATTGTTCGGTAAGACTTATACTGTAACATCTACAAAAGAATTAATTGACAATAAAACATTATCTCCATTTCAAATCAAATGTTTAGTTTTACAATACAACGATGAAATAAGCAAAGAAATTAAGTCATATAACTATAAGCAAGAGATAAATTATATTATATTGAACGAAGCGAGAAATCGTTTCATTCGTAATCTTGCCGTTAGTCTGAAAAACAATACACTTGTGTTATTTCAGATGGTAGAAAAACACGGCAAAACTATCTATGAACAGATCCAAAAAAAGGTTGAAGATGGAAGAAAAGTCTTTTTCGTCTACGGAGGAACCGATACAAATGACAGAGAAGATATCAGAAGAATCGTTGAGTCAGAAAGAGATGCCATCATCGTTGCGAGTTACGGCACTTTTTCTACTGGTATCAATATCACTAATCTTCATAATGTCATTTTTGCTTCCCCTTCTAAATCCCGTGTGAGAAATCTACAGAGCATAGGAAGAGGACTGAGGAAAAACAAAGAAAAAGAAATGGCCACACTATACGACATAGCGGATGATTTTTCATATAAGAATTACAAGAATTATACACTTCAACATTTCATCGAAAGAGTTAAGATATACAACGAGGAACAGTTTGACTACAAGATAATTACTGTACCTATTAATATTGATTAACGGTCGACATACCTATTATACCAAGACTTTTGGTGTTTGTCAACTATTGACAATCATACTTCATTCTGATAGACTGTATGCTAAACTTTAAATAGGAGGATTAATGTCCAATTATATTAATAATGAAGATTTTCTCAATGCTATGATTGTGTATAAAGAGGAAATCAAACAAGCAGAAAACGAGGGCAAACAAACGCCTCCTGTACCTGATTATATTGGCGAGTGTTTTCTTCTCATTGCAGAAAGACTTTCATACAGACCTAATTTTATAAATTATGCATTTAAAGAAGACATGATTTCAGATGGTATAGAAAATTGTCTACAGTATGTTAATAATTTTAATCCTGAGAAATCAAAGAATCCGTTCGCATATTTTACACAAATTATATACTGGGCTTTTGTTCGTAGAATTCAAAAAGAAAAGAAAAATCTTTACATCAAATACAAAGAGATGGAGAGACTTCAATACCTTGAAGATCATATAGATACTAATAGTGGTGATAGTTCTGAATATCTTTCTTTAGTTGGTTCTGCTGACACAAGAAATATGATTTCTGAATTCATAGAAGATTTTGAAGAGAAGAGATTTAAGAAAAGAAAAAAGAAAGACGATAAAATATCCAATATAGCAACTGTCTACGATTATGAAAATAGCCTTAATAACTGATACTCATTGGGGTGCGAGAAATGATAGTGCAATATTTGCAAATTTTTTCTCCAAGTTTTATGACAATGTATTTTTTCCTTATCTTGATGAGCATAATATAAAAACATGTATTCATCTTGGGGATGTTGTTGATAGAAGAAAATATATTAATTTTAAGACTGCAAATGATTTGAGAGAAAATTTTGTAGAACGATATGGGAGATGAATGTTGACACACATATGATTGTCGGCAATCACGATATCTACTACAAGAATACAAATCAGGTCAATTCACTTACAGAACTTTTTAGTACCGCTGACCACATTCTTGAACCATGGATTTATGCTGAACCTAGAGAGTATGATTTTGATGGTACGAAGATTCTTATGATGCCATGGATCAACTCTGATAATTATCTTGAATGCATGGATGCTATAAAAGAAACAAGGGCAGAAATCATGATGGGTCATCTTGAGATAAATGGTTTTGAAATGCATAGAGGACATATATGTGATACTGGTTTTGATATCAATATGTTTTCTAAATTTGATACAGTATTTAGTGGTCATTTTCACCACAAATCAACTCAAGGAGGAATATCTTATCTAGGTAATCCTTACGAGATCACATGGTCTGATTATAATGATGAAAGAGGTTTTCATGTTTTTGATACAGAGACTAGAGAATTAACATTCATCAAAAATCCGTATAGGATGTTTTATAAGATCTACTATGATGATTCTAAAGAAACTTTCGAAAGTATTAAAGAGAAAGATTACACACCATATTCAGGTACAATTGTTAAAGTTATTGTTGCTCAAAAGAACAATCCATATTGGTTTGATACATTATTGGATGAATTGTACAAGGCGGATGTCGCAGACGTATCTGTGGTTGAGAATGTTGATCTTGAATTTGAGGATGATGATTCTGTAGTCGATGAAGCAGAAGATACATTAACAATACTGAGCAACTATATAGATACATTAAATATACAAAAAAATAAAAAAGAACTTGATAACCTTATTAGAACACTTTACAATGAAGCCTTGGACTATGAAATCACAGCCTGAAGAAACAAAATCTATTGAATTAGATTTATCTGATGATGTTTTGTTGAAACTTGCATTGCAAGCACACGAAAGAAATGTAACACTCAATACACATATTATTGATGTGATAAAAGATAAAATAAAAGATTCTGAATATCATTTTGAGAATGGAACACAACCTCAACTCCTTGCTGAAAATCAAACTTGATGAACTACAAATTCTTGAAGGAGAACTTCATGAATGTAAATCAGTAACAAAAGGTAAAATGCATATGCGAGATATCGTACATGCAAAACTATATTCTAAAACAACAGAAATTATTGATATATTGAAATCAAACTATGATAAACTTTCGTAAAGTTCGTTGGAAGAATTTTTTATCTACTGGTCAAAGTTTCACAGAAATAGATTTAAATAGAAGTCCAACAACTTTGATTGTAGGTGAAAATGGATCTGGTAAATCTACTATACTTGATGCATTAACATTTAGTTTGTTTGGTACTGCATTTAGAAACATCAATAAACCACAACTTGTCAATTCAATCAACGAATCTAATTGTCTTGTAGAAGTCGAATTCACCATTGGTAGAAAAAATTTTTTAGTACGTAGAGGTGCAAAACCTAATCGATTTGAAATAGAAGTTGATGGTGAGTTAATAAATCAAGATTCTAAATCAAGAGACTATCAAGAGCATCTTGAGAAAAATATCCTTAAATTAAATTATAAATCATTTACACAAATAGTAATTCTAGGTAGTTCTTCCTTTGTGCCTTTTATGCAATTGAGATCTAAAGATAGAAGAATTATTATTGAAGATCTTCTTGACATTCAAGTATTTTCTACAATGAATTTGTTATTGAAAAATAAAAATTCTGAATTAAAAAATACAATCAACCAAAATGAATTAGAATTAGATAAGACAGAAAATGCAGTAGAATTACAAGAAGATTATATCTCAAAGATGAAGCAGAATAATGAACAACTGATTTCTGCCAATCAAGAAAAAATAAACAAATCAAATGAAGATATTGCAACATACAATTTACAGATTGCAGATATTGAAACTCGTATTGAAGGATTGAATAAACTGGTCGAAAATTTCGACCAGCAACAAAACAAACATAGAAAATTAGAAAAATATGAAGATGAGATAAATAAAAATCTCAAAAAAGTAGAAAAAGAAATTGAGTTTTATAGAAAGAATACAGACTGTCCTACATGCAAACAGACGATTGACGAAGATCATAGAGAATGTGAAATAACAGAGAAGCAAAAAAAGAGAACAGAACTTGGTGATGCGGTATCAAAAATTGATGAAGAATTACAATCATCAATTAAATTAATTCAAGAGATGACCGAAACACAAAAATCGATTACAGATTTTCAAGGAGAGATTACAAAACATAATGCATCAATTTCTGCCATCAATCAATATATACAAAAGATAAATGAAGAGATTCAAACATTAAACGAAAATGGTGCTGATGTTGCTGATGCAGTAAAGAAACTCAAGAAATTAAAATCAGACCAAAAAAATCTCTTGACATTGAAGGAGCAACATAGTAATATACAATCATTGTATGACACCGCTGGAGTCTTGTTAAAAGATGGTGGTATCAAAGCAATAATTATTAAAAAATACTTGCCGATTATGAATAAACTAATCAACAAGTATTTGGCATCTATGGATTTTTATGTATCGTTTAATCTTGATGAAAATTTTAACGAGACAATCAAATCCAGATTTCGTGATGAATTCACCTACGCATCATTTAGTGAAGGTGAGAAAATGAGAATCGACTTGGCCTTGCTTTTCACATGGAGAGCAATCGCCAAGTTGAAAAATAGTATGAGTACAAACCTACTCATTCTTGACGAAGTATTTGATAGTTCACTTGATGAAGATGGTACAGGTGATTTTCTAAAAATACTTCATTCACTAGGCAATGAATCTAATGTGTTTGTAATAAGTCATAAAGGCGAAGTTTTATATGACAAGTTTAGAAGCATGATTAAATTCGAAAAGAATAAAAACTTTAGCAAGATTGCAAAATGATTTTAGATCTCGTACAAGGAACAGATAAAATTATTGAAACCAAATTAAATGATTTTGATTTTGAATCTAATAAGGTTTCATATTTTGATAAAGAAAATGTATTACAATCATTGAATGCTAAAGAGTTGGAAGAAACTCTTGTGGATAATATGCATGAGTATCAAGGATTGGGATTATCTGCCAATCAAATTGGTATAAATGCAAGAGCATTTGCAATGATGCATGAAGGTGAATCATTAGTTATGATTAATCCTAAAGTCATCGTTGTCACGGATCAGTTGTCAATGATGAAAGAAGGATGTTTAACTTGGTATGGTTTGTTTCCAAATATTGCAAGACCTGCAGGTGTTTCTATTTCTTGGTTTGATCGAGATGGAGAAGAATATAATGGATCATTTACAGAACTTTCTGCTAGAATCATATTACATGAATATGATCACTTGAATGGATATACATTTTTTGATCGTGCAAAACCTTATCATATGAATCAGGCAAGAAAGAAAAGAAAAATTTATATGAGAAAATTAAAGAAGAAGAAATGATGACCTGGACAAAAGTTCATTTAGAATCTATGAACATTTTACAACTAAGAGAATTAAAAACACACGTTGATGACATCCTCAAAAGAAAACTTAAACAATCCGAAGAACTTGCTAAACGAGATCATAACGAAGATTCTGGAAAAAGAGGTTCCTGATAATGAAGTAGCAGTTTTAATGTCAGGCGGTACAGATAGTCTTTCTATTGCAGTGGCCGCTGATGCTTTGGGTAAAAATTTAAATTGCTATACGTTTCGTATAGATGGTACAGACTCTCCAGATAGCATAGCATCTCAAAAAGCATGTGAACATTTCAATTGGAATCTAAAAATCATAGATGTCCCAGTTGACAATATTGAAGAAGATTTTCTTACACTTATGAGAAAATATGAGTGTAGGAAAAAAACGCATGTTGAATGTACATTTCCATTTCTTTATGTCTATCCACATATCAAAGAAAAATACATTTTGACAGGTTGGGCCGCAGATGGTTACTATGGTGTGAGCAAAAGAGCAAACATACATTTTAAACATACAAAGGAATTAATCGATCAATTTAGAAGAGGTTACTTTGGTAGATTAGACGAAGCCACTCAAACATTTATTATAGATAATCCAGTAGGTATAAGGCAACAAATGTTGCTTGCAGAATCAATCGGTTCTGTTATTGTAGCACCATACGTACATAAAGAAGTGTGGGATTGGATGACACAATACGACTGGAACTATTTTAACAAACCATTTCAAAAAGCACCTATCTTTGATGCCTTCCCAAGACTGCATGAAATAAAAAGAAGAGATCATTTAAATCTTCAACTTGCCGCAGACATTCCATCTTATTTTGAGAAATTACTTGACAATGACAGAATAAACATTCATAATAGAGGAAGAATGCTTGATCTCATGAGAGATTGGTATCCAACATCTACAATAGAGGGGTTATGAAATACGAGAAATATTATTTACAAGATGTCAAAGACGAATCATCGAAAAAACTTTTTAATGTAATCAGTTGTTTTGCTGGTGGTGGTGGCAGTTCAACTGGCTATCGATATGCTGGCGGTAACATTCTTTTAATCAATGAATTTGTTGCTGAAGCAATTTCTACATATCAAGCAAACTTTCCTGATACAAAAGTTTTAGTAGATGATATCAAAAAATATTCATCAGAAGATTTTTTAAAAATGGCTGAAATAGAATCTGGTGAATTGGATTTACTTGATGGTTCACCACCATGTTCAGCATTTTCACTTGCGGGTAAACGAGATAAAGGTTGGGCAGGTGCAATAGAAGATACGAGAGAATCTTACATAGATTTTGAAACTGGTGAAGTTGTAAGCAAAGGCGAATTGATTGAGAAAGAAGGTATTAAGAAATATTCTGAAGATAAAATACAAGAAGGTATTGAAGATCTATTCATAGAATTTATTCGTATTGCAAAAGGAATACAACCTAAAGTTATTGTTGCTGAGAACGTCAAAGGCATTACGTTTGGAAAAGCAAAAGAAAAACTTCAAGAATTTATTCTTGCATTTGAAGAAATAGGTTACAATGTTTCATATGAAGTTTTGAATGCCGCAGATTTTGGTACACCACAGTTAAGAGAAAGAACTATTTTTATTTGTGTAAGAAATGATGTGTGTGACAAAGTTGGTTTGAATTGGATGAACATCAATAGTATTTTTCCTGCAAAAACTGTACCAAGTCATGTAAGTATGCTTGAAGCATTTGAAGGCATTGAAAATGATCCTGAAGAAGTTCAAATGTTATTAGACTTTGTTGAAGGTTCTTATCAGAATAAATTTCTGAGTTTTCTGCCATTTAGTCCAGAGAAACCAACCAAACCATCTGACAAACAATTCAGAGAACAAAATCCAAAAGGATCATGTTTCAACATGATTCGACCCTCCCCAAAACTAGCATCTCCTACATTAACACAACAAGGTCAGAAAAAAGGTCTTTCTGGTGTTTTTCACTATGCAGAGAACAGAAAACCTACTATAATAGAGTTTAAAAGATTGATGGGTATGCCAGAAGATTTTATTTTAACTGGTGATTTCGATCAACAAGCAGAAAGACTTGGTAGAATGGTTGCACCTAAGATGATGAGAGAGATTGCTAAATCAATTTACACAAGTGTTTTAAAACCATATTCAGAGATTACAAATGGCTAAATTTACTTTTGCTTCAAGTGAGAAAGAAGGTTTCGATAGTCATATCCTACATTCAATACGAGGTTATGAAGACCTTTGGAATGATGTATTGAAATTTTCTAGATACTTTGTTGAAGATTACACAAATGTAGTTGACGTTGGTTGTTCTACGGGTAAACTAATCGATGCAATGTTTAAACAGAATGTAGACATAGCACCAGAATCAAATTACATTGGTGTTGAAATAGAAAAAGATTTTTATGATCAAATGGTAATTAATCCATTGACTAAAAATATTCAGATTGTAAAAGGTGATGTAAGAGGTTATGAATTCGAAAATTGTAATCTGGTTACTTCTATTTTTACATTGCAGTTTATGCCTCATCATGCGAGACAAAATGTTATCAATAGCATTTATGATGGTCTTAATATTGGTGGTGCATTTATATTTTCTGAGAAGACATATTCAGATGATCCTCAGATTCAAGACATGATGACATTTTGTTATTATGATTTCAAAAGTCAGTTTTATACTGAAAAATCAATTCTAGAAAAAGAAAGGACGTTACGTTACTTAATGAAACCTTGCAAACATCATGAATTAATTGAAATGTGTGAAGAAGCAGGTTTTGATTCTATTCAACCATTCTGGCAAAATTTTAATTTTGTCGGATTAATCGCAATCAAAAGATAACAGGTATATTATGATTAATGTTAAAAAACTTATAAATGAAAAATTAGTTAAGTACAATATGAAGTATGCGGCCAAAGACTGGAACGAGCATTGGTATTGTTTCGAAAAGAAACCGAGATGTGTAGATGACATGTGGGATGTCAAAGATGGTCACTTCATGAGATTGTTTCTTCCGCCCACCGAAGAGATTGATTGGAGAAAATCTTTGATGCAGGTTGAAGTACCAAAAAAAGTCTTGACATCTGAGGTGGCCTGAGGTACCATATAAATGTTGTTGGTAACTAATCTCAAACAAGAGGTCAAATGAACGAAGTTCAAACTACTAAATCACTTCTTGCAAAACTGCTTGCTAGTGAGAATCTTACAGTTGAACACGGTAATTTTTCTACCGCATCTTTTGATGTGAAAAACCGTGTTATTCATCTTCCTGTTTTCAAATACATGAGTGGTTCGATTTATGACTTGATGGTTCTTCATGAAGTCGGCCATGCCTTGTATACTCCTCTTGAGGGTTTGCATTCTGCTGACAGTATTGATGGTCCAGGGTTCAAATCATATCTCAATGTTGTTGAAGATGCAAGAATTGAAAAGAAGATCAAACGTAAGTTTCCTGGTGGTGCGAAGCCTATGACTGAGGGTTACCGACAACTGGTATCAGAAGATTTCTTTGGCACACGTGGTATTGATCTTAACAAATTGAATTTGATTGACAGAATCAATCTTCATTACAAGATGGGTGCTTCTGCTGGTATCTCATTTAATGAGACTGAACAAGTATTCATTGATGAGATGGATCATGCTGAAACTTTTGATGAAGTTTTTGATATTGCTAAAAGACTTTTTCAGTTTTCAAAAGAAAATGAAAGTCAAACTGATTTTCAAGATTTATCACATTTGAGTGCATATGGTGACGAATCAGATGATTCGGAACAAGAAGAACAAATGGCTGGTGATGAAGAAGCCAATTGGGATTGGCCATATGATGAAGAAAACAAATCAGACAAACCTGATAGCAATTCTGAAGAATCTGATGAAGAATCTGATGAATCAATGAAAGCAGGTCAGGGTAATGATGAGTCTGATGAAGAAAGTGATGATACTGAATTTCAGAATGGTTTAGAAGGCGGTCGATCTCAAGATGATGATTCTTTCGATCCTAGGTCAATTACAGATGATACATGGCAAGAAAGATCTAAAGATCTTGCACAAGATAGTGATGTTGAATATGTTTATGTTAATGTACCAAAAGCAAAACCTTCTCAAATTATTATTCCTCACAAAAAACTTTATAGTTATACTAAAGAATATCTTTCATCAGAAAGATATGGTGGTCATGGAGTTGAAAAAATTGATCGCATTACAAGAGAAATGCTTAAAGATTTCAAAACCAAGAATGTTAAAACAGTTGACTTTCTTGTTAAAGAATTTGAAATGAAGAAGCGGGCTGATGAATACAAGCGAACTGCCACTGCAAATACTGGTGTGCTTGATATGTCATCGATTTATTCTTACAAATACAATGATCAACTTTTCAAGAAAGTTGCTACAGTAACCTCTGGTAAGAATCATGGTTTGGTTTTGTTCATTGACTGGTCTGGTTCGATGAATGCAAACATGGCTGGTACAATTGATCAACTTCTCAATTTAGTTATGTTCTGCAAAAAAGTAAATATTCCTTTTGAGGTTTATGCTTTTTCTGATCGTAATCATGAACAAATGATGCCACGTGTACCAGGAATGAAAGATTATTCTGAAAATGAAAAAGATCTTTACCTTGGTCGTGATTTAAGTTTGTTGAATCTTTTTAGTAACACCATGTCAACGGCAGAGTATAATTATGCTATGCAAATGATGATGTTTCTAAAAGTAAGATACGACAATGAAATGTGGTGGAAAATGGGTTATATGAGAACACCAAAGTGGTTTGATCTTGGTGGTACACCTCTTGATGATTGTATCATTACTGCCCTTGAATTGGTGCCAGAAT